CTGGCTGGCGACCGTTTATCGGGTGGGTATGTGGTGTTGGTATTGCGTGGTCGATGGTTGTTCAGCCTGTAGCCCAGTGGGCTATGATTGCGTGGGGTGACGGAACGGAGTTGCCCACTATAGACACCTCGTACCTGATGGAACTTGTTACGGCTATGCTTGGCATGAGTGGACTGAGAACATTTGAGAAGATGCGCGGTGTAGCGAGGCGAAAGTGAAGTGTATTCGGAACACACAGACGGACGAGATACGCAGGGTGAACGACGTAAAGGCTATGCGCCTAGTTGTCGGTGGCCCGTGGGCGTACGCGAAGAAAAGCGCGTGGAAGGCTCAGAAGGCGGGGCTGGAGCGGAAAGCGAATCGACCGATGCATGAATCTCAGATACGAGCAGATGAGCCAGAGGGCGCTTGTAAATAAATGCTATGATTTGGAAGAGGAGTTGCAACGCGTCAGGGGTGGACTGTCTGATTCGATGTCCCGGAATGCGGAGTTGCGTTATAGCAACACTAGGCTGATACGTGTTCAGAAAAAGAAGAAGGGCGTCATTGATGCCAAGAGTAAAAAGATTATTGCGAAATCAGCTTGGAATTCCGTTCTGTCCAATTTCATCGCATTGGGTATAGCCATCCCAGCCTCACTGAATGACGGATCGTTCACGCCATACCTGCTACTAAGTGGCGTTGTGAGTGCGGTGCTGATCCCCCTTCAGACATATATATCAAAGCGGAATGAGGAAATCTGATGCCCAAATTTGGCACCGCCTCACTGCGTAGACTCAGTGAATGCGACGACCGGATTCAGTTGGTGCTGAATGAGGTCGTTAGGGTTTTTGACTGTGCAGTTCTAACTGGATACCGGGACGAGGAAACACAGAATGAGCTTTTTAGGATGGGCCGTTCGCACGTTCAGTGGCCTGACAGTAAGCATAATCAGTCACCGTCTCTGGCCGTGGATGTGGTCCCGTATCCTATCGATTGGACTGACAGAGAGCGTTTTAATTATTTTGCTGGTTACGTTATGGGCGTTGCTGATCAGCATGGCATCATTCTGAGATGGGGTGGAGATTGGAATAGGGATTGGAAAGTAAGGGATAATAATTTTGACGACTTACCCCACTTTGAGCTTGTCCAGAACAGAGGGACAGAGGGACAGTAAACATGGGATATTATTACAGAGGGTTTGACTTAAACAACCCCAGCGACATCCACCCTGACGACATTGCACGGACGCAACGCATAGTGCAAGCCGATGGCGGAAACCCAGATGACTTTGTTCAGGTTCTCAACGTTTTGAACTTTGGAAGCCATTTGGGTCGTCGACCAGACGGGTCCTTTTCTAACCCACCGTTTGTAGCCCGTGTAAGGATGGCTGACGGATACAGAAGGCCACCAGAACCAACCCCAGAACAGCAGAACAACCCCACCCCCGCAGGGTCACCACCCCCCAATACCGCCACCGCGCCGAGCCCTCAAGCACCCGCACCCGCCTCTGCCGCACCTACTGGAGCACTGTCGAGGCCAGCTGCGACACAGTCGCCGCAGGGTACCAACGCGGGTGGTCCAACGGGTCCAACAGGTCCTATAGATAGTGGTACGGGCTCGTCGGGTGTGTCTATTACGGCCGCTAGAATTGCTGAGGATTTTGGGCTGGAAGACCTCGGCGGTGGAATGTATTCCCTTGGTCCAGCTGGCGGATCGGTTACCGGTGAAGCACTTCTAAGAATGCATGCTGATGGTTCGTTGGGCCCTGCTCCACAGGATGACGCACCCCCTCAGGCGGGTGAGAGCGACACAATAGACTACAGGTCACAAGGGGCCTCGAAGACAGACACCGAATGGGTAGACTTTGTTTCGAGATTTCGGTCTTACGGACACAGTGATGACGATATTAGGCGTCAGTTGGTTGAGATGGGCTTTGATTCTGTTGATGTTGAAAGGGGCTTTAAGTCTGACAACCAGAACGTTACTGACCCTCCCCCTCCCACTGACCCTCCCCCTCCTACTGACCCTCCCCCTCCTACTGACCCTCCCCCTCCTACTGACCCTCCCCCTCCTACTGACCCTCCTGCGTCCTCAAGCACAAAGCCGGGGGGTCCCGAATCACGGGATTCTTCTGGTCACTGGACGCCACCAGATGATTACGCAGACGATGCTAGTGGCGGCGATGATGGAAGTGGCGGCGATGATTGGAGTTGGAGAGAGCGCTCTCCGACCACCAGAACGGGCGCCGGTGGCACTGGTGGCCCATCCTTGAACTTAAATAATACTGGTTTTGTAAACGACGACGCCCTGTACCCTACAGCAAACGAGCTTGGCCAAAACAACATGAACCAGACCAACGAACAAGCAATGACAGCCGACGAAGTTGCTCAAAAATATGGCTTGGCCTCCTTGGGGGACGGTAATTACCAACTACCACAAGGTGGGTCAGTATCTGGCCAATATCTGCTTGAATTGTATGCAGATGGTTCGCTCACTATGCCGGGGGGGGCACCACAAAACGAAAACGTGTTCAGGCCATCTGGCCCATCTGGTGTGGGAAGCGGAACTGACGCCCGTGGGTCCGTGGGTAGACCTGGAGTCGGAGCTGGCGGCGGTGGGGCACCCGGGCTTGACTTGGGTCTTGGTGGCGCGGCTGGTGACGCGTCTGGTGACGCGTCTGGCAATGCTGGAGATCCCGGCAAAGACGAAGCACCCCTGCCAGTACCCCCCAGCGTTAGCGGCGCATTTCGCACCACCGGAACTGAAGGGATAGATGATGGTGCCGGACTATCAACTGGGACTGCTGGACTTCAGTCAAATGTTCAGGCGCTTGCGAAGGAGTTTACAAAAAGCACAGATCCACAGGCCAGAAAAGCCCGAAAAGAAACCATAAGATCCGAAGCCCAAAGACAGCGCGAAATTGTTCAGAGGATGGCTGGCCTGTCTGGAGAGGGAGGGTCGGGCCGGTCTATCAGGCTCCTTGGTACGGTTGGCGCAGAAGAACAGCGCCAATTGGGCGAATTAGAAGGACAGCTACAACAGGAGAGGCTTGGCGGTATTGCCGCTATTTCTGGTGCTCAAGCACGTCAGGCAACGGAAGACGTGAGTCGGTTTACCGCAGAACAAAGAGCAAATATTGAGACCTTCCGTGCGAACCTAGACCAGCAAGCACAGGCATTTGGCCAGAATGTAACAGAAGCCGAAGTTACAGGAGTAATAAATTCCTTTAGTCTTGATCAGGTCAATGCCTTTCAGGGGGCTATGAACTCGAAGGCTGGCGATGCTAACTTCGACCAGAGCTATGACTTTAATGAAGACGGAGAGATTACGGTTCAGGATTGGAACGAGATGAGCCGTATCGGGCAAGGGACTGCCGCCTACACCCTTCAGGGCCAAAAAGTCCAAAGGGAATTAGCCGAAAGCAGGTTTCAGGAAAAGGTTATGGAATCTGGGATTACTGGTATGTTCGATGGCCAGAGAACGGTTCAGGAGTCTCAGCGCAAATTCAACAACATGATCACCGATGCGAATACATTTCTTGACGTGATGCCCGTCTCAACATCGGGTGCCGAATTTGACGAAGCGTTCAATTCCAGAGCGGGTGATGACAACTACAGGCGCGACTTCGATTGGGATGACAATGGCGTAATAGACCTTAACGATTGGTCGCAGATTACCAACTCGGATGATTTTGAAGTCATAGGCGATCCCAGTTCTCCGCAATCGGCTTGGATGTTCCGAAAGCCGGGGAAGGTTTCAAAGCTCTCTGCGGAGACCGGCATTGAAGAGGACAAGATTCGAGCGGCCGCTCGTGGCGTTGACAAAGAGTTCAAGCAACGGGCGCAGCAGTTTATGACTCAGGTTACGGGATATGTGTTTGACGAAAACGGAGAACCCGTAGAGACCGTTCAGGCCCTAAAAACTGCCCCTATTGGCATGGAAGTAGGGCTTCTTGATAGGGATGGAAATGAGTACGAAAGGGGCACCGTATTAAGCATAAATGATGTTTTTGATGCCGATGGAAACAAGACAGGCGACGAGATTACCTTTGCCACCGTCTCAGGGCGAACTATTAAAATAGGCGGTGAAAGGGTTTCTCGATTTGCCGTTCCAAACCTTGATCGCTTGAGCTTTGATGAGTCCAGAAGGCAGTTTAATGAGGCTCTTGAAGGCCAGATGGATAGGTTTGCTGAGACATTGGGGTTAAACAGGGACCAGCTTGCCGCAAAGCTTGAAGGAGACAACGCTGAAGCGTGGGCAAATATTATCTCTGCTGGCATGGGAGCGGTAGGACAGATAGCAACCAACAAAGACGCGGGCACGTTTGGCAAGTTCATGGGCTTTGCGACCACTGCGGCTACCATTGCAAGCCTTTTACCCTCTGACAAAAACATAAAAACGGACATCTTCCCGCTTAAAATTGTGAGTGACGTAAACACGAAGACTGATGTTGAGGACATCAAGACCGGAAAGGATGTCTTAGACCGTCTTGATGATATGCCTGTTTCAACGTGGCGATACAAATCAGAACCAAAGGGTATCAGGCACTTAGGTCCAATGGCTCAGGACTTCAAGAAGGCATTTAACTTGGGAAGTGACGACAAGGCCATTGCTGTCGTAGATGGCGTGGGTGTGACGATGGCCGCGACAAAGCAGCTCAACTCAGAGTTCAAGAAGCAGAAAAAGAAGCTTTCTGCTCTTGAGAGGAAGATTAGTGCCAATTCTAAGCGAAGGAAAAAGTAATGGCCACGGAAGAAGAGACTATTAGTCCCGGGGAGGTCCAAGCCAGAAAGGGCGAGGACGGCAAGGTCGATATACTGTCAACCCTTCTTCCTCTTCTTGCTGGCACCGCCGCTATGGGTATCGGCGCGGCCAAGGGTGGCAGTTTCGGGCGCGGTATGGCTCAGGCGGGATCTGGCCTCCTTGGCGGGATGGCTGAAGGCTTTCGGCAACAGGAAGAGGCCAGACTGAAACAAGAGGAGATTGACTACAGGAATGAGCAGGTAGAGCTTCAGAGGCTGGCCGCGGAGGATACAAAAAAAACCAGAACTATAACGCGTAGAAGAGATATTCTAAGCGAGTATTATGAGGCCATATCAAACGGCGAGCTTAGCCGTGCAGGAAGGTATCTTAAAGATGTCGTTGACAGTACCGAAAATCCGCTTTCACAGGCTGATGTCGATTCTGCTGATAACGCTCTTCTGAAGGCATCGGTGTTGCGTGATTGGAGCGTAGATTTGCTTTCCAATAAGCTCTCTAATGAAGAGGCAACTGCCCAACTTGACGATCTTCAGAGACGCGGCCTAATTGATGACGCAACTCGCCAAAGCCTTTTGGGACAGCTTGAGATTAAGCTTACCGAAAAAAATGAAGCCGCGCTTAACGCAATTGTAAACGCTGGAAGCGTTGGCGAGTTATTTTCAGCTATTAGCGTATACGGCATTGATTCGGATGTATCCTTGACCAAGGATAAAGCGGGAAGGATAACAGCAGCTGAATACACTGGCGAACAAGGTACGCCACAGGCGAGGGCCATTGCCCACTTGCTTCAGGATAAATCCCAAGAACTGATACAGAATCAGTTAGATAGGGATAAACAAAGACATCTAACGCAACTTGGTATTAATAGGGAAACAGACCTTGCGGAAGAGAGGGAGATTAAAAGACTTTCTAGTCTGCATGCTCAGTTTATGAGTGGCTTCCTCAGCAAAGAAGCATTTATAAACCAACTTATATCAACATATCAAAATCAGAATCTTATAGATACGCCAGAAGGCGATGAAGCATATGCCGCGATGTACGAACAGGTAGAGTCGGCAATGCAGAGCTCTAGATCAGCGGAACTAATGGAAAAAATCGTTCCCGGTCTTGTTACTATGATTCTTGGTAACGACAATTACGGAACATCAGCCTCGGAAGCCCTGAGGGGCGTTCAGGATAAACTTCCAGAAGTTTTATTTATGGCACGTAGTATGACGAATGCCAACACAGAGGCCCAGATCATTGACTTTGCCGAGCAAAAACTGAATGATTTATTGAACGATACTCCGTCTCTTAAAGACCCCTTTAACGACGGTCTGCCGATCAGCCCTGATAAGGCGGAAGAGGCATCTAGCCTCATAGAGGCCAAGATTCTAGACCAGTCGTCAAATCCCGAGATAGCCAAAGAAGCCAAGAGACTGTTTATGCTACGTGTTCAGAACTACAACGAATTACTAGCGGACGAAGCGCGTGCGTCGCAAGCCCCATATGGCACCGATAATGCGGGCGGTGGTGGCCCGATAACTGCGACTCCATTGCAGCCCGACGAAGAAGCCAACAGAATCAGACGTCTACTAAAGCCATAGACCCGAATCTCAGCCTTCCGTGGCGAACTGACACGGTATATGTGTGGTACACTGTACAGACACTGGAGTACCTAAAAACCTTTTGAGGCGTAGTTCATGTCAAACATGACACCTGAAAGCAGACCCAGACACTGGAAAGACTCTGTAAGGGTACAGCAACACCTAAGCCCCAGTAGCCTCAGAGAGTTGAGCAAGGAGGCCCAAGAGGGAGTCTTTCTTGATGTGGTTGAAAAGGTCCTTGCCAGCGGGTACAGGACTTCAATGGAGTCACAGGCTATTGATTTCTTTTCCAGTGCTGGCATTGACAACGGAAGTCTGGTTAACCTGTCTGAATTGCTGTCTTCGAATCGTATTAGTCAGGAAAAACTTGACAGGTTTTTAAACATAGCACTTGGAGATGACACATCTCCAAGCCAACCCTCTATTCAGGATGCCGCAAGGAGCTTTGCACAGAGCCCTTCGGCGGGGACACCGCCCACCGATACGCCTGATACGCCTGATACACCCGTCAATACCCCGGTTTATGTGGCGGCTAACCCATCACCCTCCCCGGCCGCTGTTCCGACCGGCGAGGGTCAGCACACACGCCCTACTGTTAGCGCACCACCCCCTACGGAAAGAGGTACCCCTGAAAACCCAATTTCAAGGCACGACCCATCCGTATTGGCGTTCCATCCCACAGCACCCGTCAGCACGGAAGCCAGTGCCAGCACGCGCATTGCTAATGACCCAAGCAAGAGACTAAGTCAAGTCCCTGAACGAGGGGCAAAGGGCAGGCTCCACTATCCAGAAGACATGGAGCTTGCCGACACGTTTAGAGAAGCATTTGTAAATGACATATTGCCTCTTCTTCAAAAAGCTGGGCCTAAATCAGACCTGTTCCTGTCTGACCTTTACAATGGATCTGTCCCCCCTGAGGCGTCCCCTCGCCTTTCAGGGATTAAGTTTGATCTTTCTCATATTCAGGACATGCTCCGTTTTAGCGGACGACACAAAGAGGTCGTTGACGAGGAAACGGGGGAAACAACAATTTCATACCCCGACCTCAAGAACTACAACCCAAATGCATTAGAGTACGGGAGTGCAGGGTATACGGGCGGGTACTACCAGAAAAAAGAACTTACTCCATGGGAGGCAGTTAAGCAGTCTGCTTCTGGGATTGCTGAAGGCATGGTTGGAATATCCCCAGACTTTGAACCATCGTCTATGCGGCTAAAGCTCCCCGGCATGGATGAGTCTGTTATTCTTGAAGGCGACCTGTTTAAATCTACCGTGTCGGCGGCAACGGCGCTTGGTACTGGACTTCTTAGCCCCGCGAGCATACCCGCTAAAGGTGCACTCAAGAAAACGGCCGCATACACACAACGAGCTATCAGGTCTGGCCTAGCAGAGGGCACCGGAGCGTCTTTGGAGGTTGTTACCGATGATGGGTGGCGCGAAGGCATAGAAACCGGGGGCTTGCAGTTTGTAATGGACAGAGCTGCTGGAAAGATCGGCAGGATGGCTGGGGATGCAAGACGGGTTAGATCAGAGGCAGAGCTTGCCATTAGAGAGCCAAGGGCTATAACAGACCAGAGCTTTGTAGATCCAGCTAAGCCAGAACCGCTCACACTGTTTGGTGGAAGTGGAGATCGGGGATGGGGTCGTTGGCTACGATATACGTCGCCGAGCAAACTGACTAAGGGAGAAAGAGCCAGAATTCTTGGCCCATACCAAGACCCTCCGTTTATTGGCCCAGTAAAAGAGATTCCTACATGGCGTAATTTGTGGACTCGGGCCTTCACGCCAAAGATGAGTGGTAGTACGTCCATTCCGTATCTCGGCCGATCTACGGAAGCTACCCCAGAACAGCTAGAACTTTTTAGGGCACATTTTGGTGATGCGCCCACAGCACCCCCAACTGCCCAGCCTCGTTCGGGGGTTGTACGCAGTCTCTTTCTTGGACCCCCGACTGACCCAACTTCATCTCTCCTCACTAGCCGTGAGTCACAGTTTCTCAGGAATGTCTTGGATGATGTAACTGCCGCTTCTGAAAGAATTGGACTGTCGTCTTCGGACGTTATGTCTGCTCGTCGTGCTGCTGCTCAGCAAGCAAAAGAGGGGGCGCTACCCGGATCTACTGCCCAGCGGACAGCTTGGGAAGGTACGGGCATGGCTCCGCGATCAAGCATGCTCCCGGCAGAGGGAGAATCTGCTTTTTCGCCACAGAGGATGTGGACCGCCGAAGGCGGTACAATAACAAAGGTCCCCGGAAAAACACCAAAAGAAGCTCTTGATCAGATGTTTCCGGGTGACAAACCGGGGGCACTGCGGCCACCAAAGCCAACTCGTAGTCTGTCGGAGTACCCTCCAGAGGCTAGGCAGACCCCTGAGTACAGGATGCAACTCAACAGGCTCCAGAATGTGGGGTGGCTTGCACAGAACAAATACTCAGCAGATGCCCTTATAAGGGGATTCTATAGCGGTCGAAAAGGCGGTATTGACCCTGACGACCTTGAATTTGGAAGCCACCCACAAAGCCCTGCCATGACCTCTCCGGGGGCCAAGAGTTTCAGGGAAAAATCCCGAAGGAAGGAGGCGGCACGTGAAGGAGTGGCCGAGGAGGTTGTTCCAGTAACTTCTGAGATTGACCAGCGAGGACGGGTTCTTTTGGATCTTGAAAAAGACCTTTCAAGATTAAAGCACGGTGAGTTGTATGAGGTCGTTCAAACATTCCCCGGCCTTCGGACAGAGATTTTAGAATCCGCTCTTAAGAGGGCACCGGAAACGAAAGAAGGCCGAAGAGCCGCCGCGAGGGCCGCAAAAGAGGCGACAAGTCCTAAGGAGTTTGCTAAAAAGTTTGGCGTTCTGATGGACGAGAGGGGGAATTTTACTCTTGAGTTCGACCCGAAACAACTCAAAAGACCTGAAATGGTTCAGGGAATTTTAAGCCGCATAGATCGGGCCTATCATTACACCCCAAAAGACTATGAGGACATTTTATTTGTTGGGGAGCATCAGATTCCGAAGTATAGGCCACTTGAGGAGTTCGGAACCGACCCAGACCTCCCGAAGGTACCGGCTGTAGATCCTAAGGGAAAACCTGTAATAGACCCTGAGACGGGTAAGCAAAAGATGGTTCCGCAGAGAACCTACAAGCGAGGTCCGCAGGGTAAGGGGACGTCAGGGCCGTACACTGTACAGAAACTTGCAGATGAGGAAAAGGAGCGGTTTACCAGACAGGCCATTGAGGATGCGCCCGGAGTGACCCAAAGGGCGGGCTGGAAGACAAGGAGAGAAAATAAAGCAATCGAACTACGACGCGTTCAGCATCTTATAGATGAGGTTCGACAAGGCGCTTTTGGATTCGACCCTAAATTACAGTCAGCATTCTTTAGGCTGCTTGAAAAGCACGGGAGACGGAACGTTGATGATGTCATCAAAAAGATAACTGACCGCTACAAAACACGACCCTCGGGCCTTACTCCTGAAGAAATGCTAGAATCTCAGACAAAGAAGTATGGGCCGGAAGAGACCAGAAGAATAAAGGCCAAGACATCTAGGGATGTCAAGAAGGCTAAGGAACGGGACAAGAAGGAGAGCTCCAGAGAAAGTAGCAAGAAGTATAGGGACAAGCAGCGTAAACTGAGGTCATTTGGGTCGCCTAGTCAGCCGTGGGACCCTGAAGCAACAAGAACTCAGGAAGATGTATACGAAGCATTCCAAGATCCTAAGAAGTCTAAGAAGCCCAAGAAGACCAAGAAGACCAAGAAGACCAAGAAAAGGCGGTAAATTATAATGGGCGACTTTAACCTAAGCCAGATAGAATCAGACCTGAGCGATCCGCTTAGGGGCAGTGACGATCTGTTCTCTAAGAGAATGAGCCGTAGGGAGCTCATTGCAATGAAGGCCGCCAGAAGAGAGGCAATGAACACCGAAAGGCTTCTCAGACAGCACCTCGGAGACGACCTATTAAATACTGAACTTCAGGGCGGGAGCGTTGACTTTGTCAATCCCGTCACGGGAAGCATTGATCCGTTTGGTGCCGTAAGCAATGCATTTTCCAGAGTAGCTGACAAAGCGCAGGGGGTCACGCAACCGCTATTCGACCTGTTGCAGATAGGTCAGTTTGGCACTGCTGGTGCGGCTCTAGAACTACAGAGGGGCGGTAATACATACGAAGCTCTTCGCCGTGCGGGAGCAGAAATGGTCAATGCTCTCCCCATGCTTGATGAGGAAGATGCAAAATCAATATTTGGCATAAACCCAACCCGTCCATCTTGGTCTGAGTTCATTCAAAACACTGAACTTGACCCATTCGAAAATGAGCGTCACAACGAGTGGTTTACTGCGGCTAGTGGGCTTGTCTTAGACATACTCCTTGATCCTACGACATATTTTGGTGGCGCAATACTTCGTGCACCTGTTGCGGCTGGCGGAAAAATCCTTCCATACCTCGGAGACACCATCCCGGCGTTTGGAAAAATGAGAGAAAGTGTCGGCAGAAACCTTATCCCTAACTTTGAGCTCAATGAGTTTGCCAGACGGAACCCGGAAGTTGCCGAAAGTGTTGAAAACTTCATCACTGGATTAAACACCAGAAAGGGTGAAATTGCTGAAGGTGCCCTAGAAATCAACGATGTGGCAATATCGCTTCGTGCTGGCCTGAGTGCGCCAGAGTCTCGCATCTTGGGCTTGTATATGGACCAGCCAGAGCATTTTAACAGCATCATCGAGACGATAGGTGCTGGAAATAATGTCTTTGTTGGGCACATGAAAGAAAAGTACAAGGCTTTTGGGGAGGCTTACAAGAGGCAAGAGCAGCTATCATTGAAGGCAGGGCTTCTCGATGAGTCTCAGTTGGTTTCTGATTTTGCCACTGGTAGGATGCCGGTAACTGGGAGCTCCGCCCGTGCTCATCAGCAACTGATGAATAAACTTGGTCTTCCTGCACACAAAACAGACCATGAGCTTTCCGATCTCGCAGCCACATTTATCAAGGATAATGGACTTGGAGACGAAACCCTGTATGCCAAGTCTAGAAAAATAAAAACCTTGGAAGATCGCGTTCTTGCAACTGTAGGAACAGAGCTTGATGCGTCTGTAAATTTCGCACTTCGCGGATATGATGAGGTTAGGCGACGGTCTACAAAGAGGTTTATGGACAGTGTCGCAAACGACAGCAAGGTTGTTTTGAAGATTCCAGACCCAGCACTCCTTACGGCCATTCGCCGTGGAGGTGATGGAAACACGCTCGGTATGCTTACCGAAGCTTTTGGCGAAAAACAAGGAAGGCAGTTATTCGAGCAGAGCGAGAACTTCAGGCAACTCCTGAGCCAGAATGGGATGAGGATCTGGCGATCCTCTCGCAGAGGTGTTAAGGATCTGACCTCAGTGTCCAAGCTGTCAAGGGGCAAGAGATACGTAGACAGTGATGGCTCTCTGATGGAAGTTGTTGGCGTGGTTGCGAAGGGAAAGAAGAAGGGGCAAGTAAGGGTCAAAAACTTTAGGACCGGAAAACAGTCTATTATTGGGCGGGATAAAGAAATAACGCCAATCACAATGGCCCCGGCATATGCCATGCCCAAAGAGTTTGTTGATGCGCTTGACGTTGCTGACAACGTCATGAGGACCCCTGATGCCGCTGGCAAGTTCTTCAGGCTTCTCCAAAAGATACAGTCCCCATGGAAGGGGTGGGCCCTATTCTCTCCGTCATACCATCTTAGAAATGGATGGAGCAACGGATGGAACAACTTGCTTGCTGGCGTTCAGTCCCCAGTGCCGTACGCGAGGGCGCTTGCGATGATGTTTAGAGACAGCAGGGCTGGGGTCAATGTGGCTGGAATGGGAGGTGAAGAACTGTATAGCCTCGCTAGAAGGCACAGGGTAATCGACTCTGGCATGTTCAAGCAAGACTTGGGGATCAATACGGAAGAAGAGATTTTTCAGAAGCTGTACAGGGAGGGTCCAGAGAGCCTCGTAGACCTAACGAGTACTCTGGCAACGGCAAAGGGCAAAGAGCTTGATGATGTTCTTGAAACGCTTCACGGAAGGAACATTACAAGGCGGGATGTACTGCGCGGCGTGGTGGATATTTCACCAGAAGAAAATGCGTTAGAGTTTGCAAAGCGACAGTTTGGCCCCAACAACACCCTTCTTAAAGCAAACCACCTTCTCGGCAGAAAGAACGAAGAGGTTGCCAGACTTGCCCACTTCTTAGATAGGCTGAATAAGGGCGACACCGCTGAGCAAGCTTCGTTCTCTGTAAGGAAGTTTCTTTTTGACTATGAGGAATTGACACCGTTTGAGCGGGATGTAATGAAATCTGTTCTTCCTTTCTACACATGGATGAGAAAGAACATTCCGCTTCAGCTTGAGTCCATAGTAAAAGCTCCCGGCAGGTACGCGGCAATTACAGGAAAGCCTATTCAGGCCATTGAGAGCCTATCGCCAGAATACGAAGACATTCCTACGCCTGACTATTTTTCTGAGATCCATGCCGTTAGAATGCCTAGGGAGATGACGAGCCTCATTAATACAGTAAATCAATCATTTGATGATGCCGCTGCATCACTTGGCGCAGACCCGACGGCGGGTGGGCCCCAGCCCATATATATAAACCCAAACTTTCCATTTCAGGATCTTAACAGGCTGAACTACAGGGATCTCCTTGCTGGGACAAACCCATTTATCAAGATGCCGCTTGAGCGCGTACTTGGTGGATCTAGGGGCTATAATATATTTCTTGATAGGCCGATTGAAAGGTTTGAAGGTGAGCCTGCGCCATTCGATCTGCTAGGAACAGGAGTCAGGCCCAGAGGTAAGGATATGTCATTTATCGAGGGGCTGTTTCCGCCAGTTGGGAAACTGCAAAGGCTATATGAGAGCAAGCTGAGAGGGCAGTCTGCCTCTTCGATCTTGCCAGAGCTCCCAATCCCCGGTGTTGGTGGCTTAAAGCCAATTCAGGTGGACATAGACCGCGTAAAGAAAGGCAAGCTCTTTAGGCGAAGAGACCAGCTTCGCTCTATACGCCTGAAGTATCGAGCCATGGGCCTCAACATTTAACGCAAGAACATCTCATGACACTTTCCTCGCAGTTACGGCCCCGTTAATTTCCGACCACGACTCATCACACGCCCACCTATCAGATAGTCGTGTGACCAGCCTAACCCAGTCTCTGGTGCTGAAGGTCGTCATGCCTTCAGCACTTCTTTTTTGATACGAGATTCCTATGCCTCGCGTTGCTACGCTATTCCAAGCAAAATCGACAAGGTCTACTATATCTTTCCATTCGTACCCGATGTTGAATATCCCGGCGAACAAGACATAGTCCGACCCTTCTCCCCACTCGTAAAGACTAGAGTGTTCAAACCACTGTTCACCTCCCAAAAAGATAGACTTTGCGATGCTTACGTGGGCATCGCTCACGTCGATCCCTGAATACTTATAACCAACGAATTGCGTTGCCCCCCATCCCATACCGCATCCAACATCCAGAACGCGGTCACCCTCTACCATCCTTAGCATTCGCTTTTGTACAGTGTACGACTCTAGACATTCTTCTGGCTTGAACCCTACTCCCGCAAAGCTGGTTCCCCACCTATTGAGTAGTTTCGTGTATTCTGAACTGTAAGGTCGGGGATTGTCTTCGGTGGTTGCGTCTGGTGATACACCCATACTGATGCCTCCTTAATCTCTGTAATTTCTACCCACCCGCTCAGGTCAAACCCTGAGCTTGTGAGTTTTTCCTCTAAGTGTTCTGGGTGACGAAGGTCGTACGCAGAAACAATACACTTAGGTGACTTTTCTTTTGTGGGTGTAGCTTCTGCGTACCCCCCAGTAAAAGAGAATATGTTTTTTAACAGATCCACGATATTCTTGATGTTCATAACCCCCCCCGCCTTAGGTGATGCAACTCGAGTTGCGTCTTTGTATATCTGATAGTTCTATCCTTATTCTCATCCTGTCTTCTTGGCTTACTTCGCTTTCCCACCTCTTCCTAACGAGGTCGAGTCTTTCTTTCCTAAGCTCCCGAATACGCACATAGTCCGACGATGACAGCCTGTTCGGCGATCCTCCTTCTTTCCAGCCTAAAGGAACGTTCTCCGGCCAGATACCGTCCGGGTTCCCCGAAGACCGTTTCAAGAGTTTATTTATTTCGTTTTTTAGATAGTCAATGTCATCTGATATGGTTGGCGTGTTTTTTGTGTTTTCGTTCATCCCATCACACCCCCGTCTTGCTGATTGTCTAGACTAGTAAACACTCCCGTTTCCTTTGTGAAACGGACACGGTGTACTCCTGTGGGGCCATTCCTGTTCTTGTCTACGACAAGCTCCACAATGTCTCTCGTATCCTGAACTGGGTGTATGAATATGATCACGTCAGCGTCCTGTTCTATACTTCCACTATCCCTTAGGTCTGATTTTTGTGGTCTGCGAGAAGAGTACTCCACCTGACGGTTGAGTTGTGCAAGGACGATGGTGGGCATCCCTGTGTCCTTGGCGAGGTGTTTTAACATTCCTGACATTGTGGATACTTCGCGTTCCCTGTTTGCGCCTCGTTCCATCCTTGGAGGGTCTAGCAGCTGAAGGTAGTCCACGAATACAGCTTGTATGTTGTGTGATGCTTGCATCCTCTTGGCTTCGCTAGAGATAAGCGCGGGGGATCTTATCCGGTCATCTATGATGATCTCAGACTTCTTCAGTTGTATTTCTGCCTTCTTGAACCTCTCATACTCATCTGCGTCCATGTTCCCAATTTTTAACTGATGGGTTGGGATTGCGGTTTCTGCCGCCAGCAGTCGAAGAGCGACCATCCGCTTTGACATTTCAGCAGACACAAAGAACACGGGCGACTCTGCTCTTCGGGCGCAATGGAGGGCTAGTGCTGTTTTTCCCTGAGACGGACGGGCGGCAATGATTACCATCTCCTCCCTCTGCCACCCGCCAAGCATCCTATCAAGGCATCGCAGTCCCGTTGGAACACCCCCGTACCCTCCGGGGTTTTTCATCGCGTCCTCGATCTCGTCGGCTGTACCATGTACAACATCCCCCAAGGTCTCTAGCTCTTGACTGCTATCAAGTTCCATGTCGAACGACTGTGCAGAAGAGTATAGCTCCATTGGAACCTCTGACCGCTCGTACGCCTTGTACACCAGATCTTGATGGTGCGTAATAAATCGTCGCCTGTTATAGTCGTCCACAACTATACGGCAATGGTACTGGACGTTTGCGGCTGTGGCCATTTCTCCAGCCACCTCTGCAACGGCAGGAACGCCACCAACTTCCTGTAACTCATTCGATTGCTTCAGGGCGTCCACAACCGCAATCAAGTCGGGATCGTACCCTTCTTTGCATACTGACATGATTGCATCTAGTATTCGTCGGTTGTGTGAGTTGTAAAGAGCGACACCACCACCTAACCATTCATACACATCATTGCAGACTTCTCTGCCGCCTACAAAACAGGCACCGAGAACAGCCTTTTCTATGCTGACGTTTGATGGTGGGATTCTGTCCTGTGGTTGCATTTACCACCTCCCAGACAAGGAGTTATTGGCTTTGCAATAGCGGGGCCGATTATCTTTTCGGCCCCGACAGCTCACCCAGTTCTATTGTTATATAGCCTTTCTTTCTTGGTGCATACTCCCAATCATACTCACGCTGGAGTCTTTTCATGTCGTCATCCACGATCATATTATTCTTTTTTAATGCGTCAATGACGGGCTTAAAGCTCATTACAAGGTTATCGTAATCCGGGCATGTGCTACTGTGTCTCGTACAGTGTACAAAGGCAAACTCTAGGGGATGATCAGGACGGGCACCGGAAGTGACGGCCCATACAAGGCGCTCCCACTTCTTGGCCTCCCTGTGGGAAGAAGACCAATGGCGTCTCGTATGGGCCGTATTCATCGGTGGCAATTCGTCAAACTGCCACTTTTTGATGTACTCAGAGTGGGAGTGCATCCTTAGCTAAGGACATGGGATGGATCTTGGCATTTGGCAGCGTGATACCAGCATCTGCCGCGGCCTCTTCGAGGGTTTTGTACTCGTCCTGAAGCTCATCAAGCTTAAGGTCGGGCTTTGTGAGGAACTCTTTCCACGCATCTACCCCTTCCTTCTCAAAGAGACCCTTCTCCCCGAGAAGCTCTATAACCGTTACCGCGTATTCTTTCTGCAACGGATGCGCGATATTGTCATCCACCTTTGGTTTTGGTGGGGCAGGGGACGGCCTTGGGGCAGATCCTGTCGTAGATGGACCAGACCGTTTGGTGTCAAGGGGAAGGTCCTCCCCGTCCGACTCTCCGTCAGTACCAGTACTTTCTGATTCTTCCGGTGGATACTCAACCTCTATCTCATTGAATAAATCACCAACAGTCTGGTCTTCCAAGGGCTCTATGATCTCAGGGTTAGCCCAAACACCATTTCCATCCTTTCGTGGGTTGTGGGTGACCTTATACCTCACACGGACCCCCATTAGCTTCTCTGCGTCAAACTCATACCACTCATCATCCGTGAGTTTTCTGTCTAGGATAAGCTCACGGACTTTTTGCATGTGTGGCATCCAGTTGCCGGATCTGCGCTTGTGGTTTCCAAAGCTGATGTTATGAAACAGAGCAACGGTATATGGCTGTCCGTTGTGGTCTGAGTTTTCGTCTTCAATGGTTACATCCAAGGACTCAATTCTCAGCATGGCCCTTTCATTTCCGAAATTGTTCTCGCCCACAAATTTCCACGCGTAGATAATTCCGTTGAATCTACCTTCTGGGTGCGGGGCATAGTCTTGGAAGCTGGACCTCTTTGCTTTGAGCATTCGTACATTCTCCTGTTAGATGCGTGTGCCCACCTCTTGGTCACCCGTACACTGTACGGATATGACCAAGAGGTACGCGCTAGGTTAAGGGGGCTCTCCCCATTAGGCCACCCTTAGCGGTGGCTTCCCCAAGACACCGCAAACCATTGCAACGTTTTCCAAGCCCCTCTCCCCCTGATAGGGCTTGAGGGCACACAAATTTATTATATCCATGGGAAGTTAAAATTTCCACGATGTGTCTTAACGAAGCCACCCCTGAGACCGTGAAACAAATTCCGAGTTGCCGACTCAGCAGTATCTCCCACTGCTGTAGTTGGCACCTCCTTCTTGTTTTTCTCTGCTTTAAGGATGTTCTCTAACCTCGCGGTGACTTCTTTACGGGTTTTGGTGTGCTCCACCGTTACTTTCGTTAGGTTCAGCCATCGCTGGATGGATTCTTCTAACGCCTTTGAGTGCATGAGCCCTCTTCTCTTCTGGGACTAGATCCGTTATCGGGATCTGCAAGAACGCGGATACTGCTATTGCGTCTACAGTACGAGACACCTCATCTATCTTTTCCCAATTACTGACAGTCTTTTGTGCTACATCTAACTCTTCTGCCAATTCTGTTTGGGACAGCCCAATCCTAAGTCGCGCTTCTCTAAACTTGCCGATACCTGCCACCTCCTTTCTGTACAGTGTACGAAGTAACCGGTGCGAACCGCTAAATAGCCCTGTGGCGCACACAAAGCGCGAGACGAAGACGCCACAGGGATGCACCTTGGAGATCTTCGCCTCGCTGTATCTCGCAAGATGTGTCTGGGTGGGTGATACTATAATATAGGTATTTATGTATAGTTAGTCAAGTTCTGTTTTAACATATTTCTTGGTTTGTCGTGGATCTAAGACTTCGTGAGCGGTTGCTCTATACGAATGGTTCGCATGTATCTATCGGGGTTCACTTCTACTTTGGCTAAGGCTGAAACAGGGGGTTGTAAGCACATATACTCTCCGGTATTCACAGAAGTATCGTTGGTTAACACTATTGTTTTGGGGTGCATGTATTCATTGGTTCACGTGTATACTTCGGGTTTCATCGACATTATGGTTCACATACGGTGGATGGGTTTCAATTGTATCGAGGTTCGCAAGTATACTACGGGTTAGATCGCTTTAACTGGCTCACAGGGATTTGCTGGGTTGCGCCGTAATATTGGTTCACAACTGGATAGTGGAGTACATGAAGAGAATGGTTCACAGTATTGACATGGGATGCACATGAAAAATGGTTCACGGTTCACGTATGGGCTACATCATCTCTAGGTAGGCTTCTGCGGGATGTGTCAATCCCTATCCAACGTGGATTTTCCCATCATCACCTGCGTACAGGTCGCACGTTCCCATTTTTTGAGAGGCTTGCGTGAGCTTATCGCCTAGTTCTCCTAGCCCCCGGTCCCAAAATCCCGCCCCGTGTCCGTTTCGGGTGAGCCAAAAATCGTGCCCCGCTTGGGTGTAGTTACCGTGTTCCTCCAGCAAGTCGCTGTTAGCGTGTATAAATTTCACGGCGTGGCTTCTCAGTTCCGACCGTGCATCATCGGATAGTACCCATTCCCCAATGTCGAGCGGTTCCCCGTCACAATCCGTAGACGCCCATACGGCGCACTCGATGTAAGCGTCCGTAAATTCTCCCAATGTATCCGATGCGGTTAGCTGCATGTCCTATACCTCCCGTTTAAGTCTGTTGCGGACTTAACCAATTTACAGTTACGCCGCTTTCTCACTGGGCCACCCCGGAGGTGGGTAGTAGTGATGCTTTTCCGGTTCGTTGGCTACGATATACGGCTTTGTTACGGGCAGATCCTCCATCTCTCGCCACACTGTCCACAGGTGGGACAGGAACAGTTTCACTGTTTTACGTTTTGCCCTATTGTGGACATGCCCCTGACTGAACAGCTTCAGGGATTCATAGGTGGCCTCTGGGTTTTTCTTATTCTCCTCTTCGATCTTCTTCTTAACATCATCGGCCGGCAGTACAGTGTACCCTTGTTTCGTAAGCTTTCGAAGCTCATCGTTTTTATATTTCTGATACATTAACCCGTAAAACCCACGACTACCTGTCTTGACGAAAGACTCTCCGATCTTCCAACATGCAGTTTTCAAGAATGGGGAGTAATTAACCTTCTCTCCCCGCTTACGTTTTTGAATGGAACCATCATCGTTAATTCCAACCCCGCAATACTTCCATAGCTTGGCTACGGTGGCGAATCGGCCGATGTCTTCTATCCCCGACATCATAGCGCCAGCCAGAAGCTCTGCCACCCCTTTTACGTGTGGCCCAATCCACCTAGAGTAGACGTGCTGGGCACGAACAAACTTACGCACCCGTTTCTCAATGTCTTTCTCTGTCTTCAGTAAGGACTTTATAACGGTGTCGTGATAGTCTTCTGCCTGTCCTTCGCTTATCTCGTAGTCGCGCTCCAGCATTTTCATCCTGTTATTATTCTGGATGCGGAGCTTCTGGATCTCGTAGTATGATGAGACCAGAAGCCTAACCTCCCTTACTTCAACATTGGTTTCCATGTGGTCCTCTCGGTTATGTGGACACGTCACCTTCGGGCGAGACGCCTCCCGTCAGTTCCATTTTTCCACCGGATAACGTCACTGATAGGTATCCATCGGGTAATCCGCTTGACGGTAATGATTTGCTTATGGTTACAGAGTCCCACCTCTCAATGAGGTTCATAACTGCCACTGCCTGTTTTAGCGTTCTTGGTTCCATTGTGTATCTCCTTTTGGATTGGTGTACAGTGTACGAATGGTCAGATCTCTCCCTCTTCTAATTCCTTCTTGATGAGGTGGGAGCGGGCATGGAGATTGGCAAGCACCTCGGACGAGACATACATATTAAACAACTCATCACGAAGGAACTTCATGTCTGCGATATTAGATAGCTCCCTCATCTCCTCTGGCTCGACGGCCTCCATCACATCGATGGCCTTGTTCAGAGCCTGACTGATGATATACTGACCGCGTATCGTTGCGAGGAATTCCTCTGGAGTTTGCTTGCCGTGATGACGGTAAGCGGCTGATACATCAGGGACATTGGCCATAGCTATTCTCCTTTACCAACTACATCTATAGAGGACGGTCTTTCCGTCCTTTAGAGCTTCACGGACCTTCTCTATCATCTCCAAAGTTTCTTCCTTGTAGGGAAATGTATTCCCCGATCCGAAGAAGAACCCTTCTGTTTCTGGAAGGTCATCGCCTTTCACATCTTTCTCAAGGTTACTCATGTCTTCTAACGTAAGGGCGACACTACCCACCATCTGACCCCACTGCATCTCAGCACCACGTTTCTCTGCAATAATGCTCATCCATCCCTGCAAGTCGTGGTGCTTGCGGAAGTACTGAATCTGCTCCCACTTCTCGTATACTCCCGGCACCCAGTTTCCTTCGCCATCGGGATGGCCCACATTATACTCTCCCCAAAACTTTTCGTGGTCTGTGTCACGGTCTACATCCACCGTCTTCTCCAACGAGAGGGGTTCGCGTGATGCATAGATGTATTGATCTAGTCCCATTGTGATTCTCCTTTTTGGTTATCCAGCCTTCCATCCCTTTCGGGACGATGGCATTCCTAATTTTATGTAACACTCGTCACAGCAGAACAAACCAGTGGTTGTGTTTAGTGTCCCTTCGTTCTTCCTGACAAACTCTTCTGGTGTGATTCCAGATTCAGCACCCATAGATATATACCCCGGTATTTCTTTGGGCCTTCTCTTACACTCACAGCAAATTGTAACCTTCATGCTCACCTCTAGTGATGAACCGTGTCTGGGGAGAGGTCATATGGGGATAAGGACATCTTCGTACACTGTACTGCTAAACTGCTGTGGTAGCAGAGGTAGACATGGAATACAGATCAATAAATAGATGAATAGAGATTCAATGATTTATTGATCTATATTCCTATACATATTCCATAGCTACATGGTATAGCAGTTGAGCCGCTCAATTAAGCTTGCTCTCGTAAACAACTGATTTTGAAGGGGTTATATAATATAAGCCTTCCTCCCTTATAAGTCAATATCTATTAGTAGTCTGTTGCACATATCCTATCGATTGCGTGTCCCTTTCTAGTTGGCAATGTATTTGGCGACGCTGCCCGTAACTCGTTTACCCTCAGTGCTGATCTCTATAAAAATCTCTCTGTCGATTTGCCGACGATTTCTGACGCGACGGATGCACGATCTGACGCCATCGCCCGATCTCTCGACTAATTGCCGCACAGATTTTTTTTCGCGTCTTGATAGCGGCGGGTGTCTAGATGTCATTGCGTGTCCCTAAAAACTTGCCTGATAGGTTGCGTAAGATGCATCGTCCGTTCAGAGGACACGGTCGCGAACGTAAACGACGAAGTCCACTGTGATTAAACCATTAAAAGTCATTGTCAAATGCCCTCTCTAGTGTCCACTGCCAATGGTGGTAGTTGTGTTCAAGTCGAGAACCGAATTCCCTGATCCACTCATGCAGAGGAACAGGGTCTAGGGTGAGGTCTATATACTCCACAGCATCTTCATAGTTCAGAGATAGTGTGAGTTCAGGAAACATTGGCATTGTTCGCCTCTCTCCGGTGTCTGTTTTCTGGGGACTGTCCTGAAACCAGAACTCGACATCCAGAGATGCTTCTTCAAGCGTCTTGGACGGACCAACACCCTCTTTGCATATGGCGTATGTTCCAATGGGTGTTACTGTTATAGCCCACCCCCGAGACCAGCATCGTGCTGGTTCAGTTTTCCTTTCTGACTTTCCTGACGTAATCCCTTCACGTATGAGTTGCATCGCTTCACTGCGTAAGGTTTCCTCGTCAAGGGGGCGTACAGTGTACTCTGACGAAGCCCTTTTGGTTTTGTTGATCATGTTCAATGCTCCGATGGTAGGATGATGACGCCGTTCTCGTACCACAGGATGACCTCATCCAAGGGGAAATTGGTCCACGGTATTATCTCTTCCCATACTGGCTGTACACTGTACGGCTCGGGCCGTCCCGGAGTGTCGAAGGTGACAAACTTTCCGCCGATCTCGTCATCACCGCACGTCAAGTCACAGGAGTCGTCCTCGTTCTTCACCAACTTCCAGAAGGTGAAGCCCTGCCTTCGGTCATCGAAGACGTCGTGGTTGAACTTGTGCTGGATGCTAATTGCATCGACAAGCCAGTACGCCTCGGCGTTATCGATCAGGTACTTCACACCGTCTGTATAGGGCAGGGACAGTCCGTGTCTGTGGTACTGGGTTGTGCACCAAAACTTTTTCAGTCCGTCTTGTATTTCATTGGCTGTCAGCATTTTCCTTCTCCTTCTTCCTAGCCTTTACTAGTGGTTGGAACCTCTTGAGAATGGTAACGATTACATAGGATAGCCCGTGACCGTGGGCTTCTGCATATCTGTCCAGTGCACCATACAAACGCTCTGGTATTCTCACTGTGACTTTTCGCAGGGGTTCGCCCCACGGGTTGGGCCGACCGGCACCGTTACGCTTGCCACCGTGTGAGCGAATAATCAAAACGATTCCCCCCCCTCGTCGTCAGTGCGTCCGAGTGGAAATCGGACTGAATTTTCTGGTTCATCGGCTGCGTCCTCGGTTACGTTTTTGATTGTTGCGCTAATGATCTCCATGTTTGGCGTGACGCTTATACTACGCTCTGCGTATTCTCGGACCTCGTTAGGCCCCATACTCCACAAATCGTCTGCTTCCGCATAGTCATCGTCATTGAATACAACCTCATAGCACACATCTAGTGTCACCGTTACCGCCAATTGGTCCTCCTATCTCTCAGGTTTGAGTGTTACCGTTGTCGAATGCATTGCTGACGCCTCAAGCAAGTAGCCTCATCCGAACAGGAGCCATCAATAGTCGGAATTGCTATCACGTCCTGACGGTCCGTCTTCTTGTTCGGTGCTATGCGTTCCCTCGTTGTTAGTAGTGTCAGGACCCACATTGAGATCCTCGCTATTTCCGTCCTCCAATCTTAGCTGGGCTACTATGGCTGGGCCATTGGCCCTGACTGTGTTGCCGTTGACGAAACAAACTGACTCCTTGTCCGCCTCCCACTGTATCTCTTCGATTGAGTCGTAGGGGATAGCAATCTTCTTTTTGGGCCAGTACACCAAGTCGAACACAAAAAGCTTCATCGGATCACCCTTTCTTTCAGGCTGTATACGGCCTCGCCGTTATCTCCTTTTGTTGTCAAGATCTCCATTCCTTCGCTTCTCAGGTCGTGGACTCTAGCCGCGAGGCGAAAGCACCCCCACATCGACAGAGCGGAGAGAGGGTTTATACTTTCTCCTTTTTCCAGCCACTCGCGGAGCTTCTCTTTGTGCGTGTCTATCTCTCTGACCTTTTTGCCGTCAGGGTTGAGGTCCATATGTAGTTGAATCACAGAAAGTCCTTTCTATAAGTGCTTAGATGCTTCTTCTGTAGCAGAGTCAACGACCATTAGGATTTTATCTATCTCTTTTAGGAACATGTCCTTCAGCGTGTCCCTGTACTCTGGCTTGGCCAGAACCATGCATTCACAGAGCTGTTGACCGCACAACGCAGAGTATGCGATCAGCAGTGCCACACGGACCGAGTTCTCGGGTTCGCCCGGAAACTTTTTTTGAACCTGTTTTGTCAGGAATTCGTGTGTCACCATCCCCATACCGATGGCTGTCTCTTCAATAGAAGAGCCTTCTGAGAGAAACTGTTTCAGTAGGTCGTCTCCCTCTTTGATGATGTCATCGATGCTGTGGTTCATTTGTCCCCCTTTGCCGGTCGTTTCTACCTCTAGGGTTTATGGTTCTCGTTGAGATCTTCCTCGCGAAGGTGTTTAAGCTTTTGTGTTTTCGCGTCTTTGACGGTGGCAACACACTGTTCAAAGAACATTGTGTTGACTGCATCGTGTTCCTCACCTTCGGTGTACATGAGGAGAAAAAGAAGATCATACGACATGTTGCAGAGAGATATTATGGAGCAGATGATTCGTTTCTTTCGGTCAGAGAGCGGGAACTCACTAGATAGTTTTTTGTCTAGGAAATCCACGCACTGTTCGAGTACGGAGTTGCTGTATTGTACCATGTTCTCCGAGTGGTCTGTCATAGACATAGCCTCCTTATTTGGTTTGAGTGGCATGGGATGGCCCGTACACTGTACTAATACTTCAAGTCTTCAACCATGTCTGCCAGCGACGATATGTCATCGTGAAGAGTTTCTCGGTCCTTTCTGGTGATTGCCTCGATCGACTTAGTGATAGAGTCTGTGTCCGGCTCAGGCTCAACCATCATCCTGTCAAACTGTGCCCTCAGGGACTCCAGAGCACGCCGCAACGCCTCCTCATCGATGCTTTCTCCTTTCTCTGTATACAGCATTGCCCTCTTGCATCCCTCGACCACGAAAGCAGGGGTGTAGCTCTCTGCCGCTTTCAGTAGGGAGCCGAAATCGATGGAGTCGTCAATCTCCACCTTGCGACAATGGTAGCGAACGATGCGCTCCAACACGTCCTCATCGACGTGACCGATCTCAAGCTGGGCATCCGTACGTCCCGGCCTGTTCATCGCGGCTTGGATCTCTTCGATGTGGTTGGTGGTCAGGACAGTGATCACCTGTGCATCTTTGGTCAGCGCACCGTCCAGCTGGTTGAGGATGCGGTTCATCTTCACATCGCGGTCCGATCCGGTGTCGGTGTCGACATCCTCCTTAAAGATGACCATCGGCCACAGCTTTTTCTGCTGTGCGAAGTTGAGAACCGTATGGAAATCATCGTCCGCCGCCTGCATGTACGTCCACCCGTTTACAGAGCACATGTGTGCGATGCGTCTGGCCGTCAGCGACTTTCCCGTCCCGTACGATCCGTACAGGAGGATCTTGCGGTTAAGGCCCATCCCCAGATCGTTCTTGATGTAGTCTGTGTCTTCGATGAACCTGAAGACGTTGGCGCGGAGTTGGGCGTATTCCTCGACGCCATAGATCACAGAGTCGAGGTCAAAGCCGTTGACATCGAGGAAGGAAAACTCGCTGTCTATAGCCTTACCCTTGAAGATGGATTCTGTGTTCATGATACGCTCGACTTCTGCGATGATACGCTTTACCAGTGATTCGAACTTCCTTCTGCATGTGGTTGAGAATGTGAGTATCGATTCCCATCGGTTGGTGTGCTCGTATACCTCTACGTGCATTTCGATGGGAAGTCCCGGAACTTCGACGTTACCGTAGGGCACGGTAATGCGTTCACCGAACGCAATGTCGATGTTTCGAGATTCGGCTGGCTGGGACCCGAAGAACGACGATGTGCTCTTCCCCGTCATCTTACCGAACGTGTCGTTGCAAGCCTTGTAAAAGGCGTACAGCAGTTCGTTCGGGTGGCCCGTGAACTGGTGACGGTTACTCACCTCTTCCTCCAGTTCATGGTGCATATCGTAGCAGATGTCACCAGCCTCCTTAAGGGATGATACGTGGCCGGGGAATATGAACTGGTCGCCATCGAAGGTGTAGTTCATACCCGACCGAGCCTCGTCCTCTAGGACTGTGGCGAGTTGCCTTACGATTGCATTGCTTTTGTCGGTTGCCATTTGTGTCTCTCCGGTTCGTTGGTTGGTACACTGTACATCAAGGATTGACTTCCGTTTTCGTATTGTTCTTCCGAACTCTCGCTGTTCTTCTTTAAGAGTCATTTCTCCTGTCCGTCTACCAGAGCCCTCCATGTCTGGAACATGTGTGAAATTGACGAGTTGCTGTTTTCTTCTGGTCCGTGTATAACCTCACCCCCCCTTGATATGTATAGCCTTCCGTTTTTTCGGTACAGTGTGTACCCCTTCTGTTGCCCAAATACAAAATCAGCCTCAAACACGGCCAAGACGTCTACGGTGAACAAAGTTCCAGTACAATGACTGTCGCTTAAGTTCCTCAACTGCTTTGGCGTCCCATCTCGTTGGGCCTTCGGCTTCGGCGGCGAATGCCGCTTCCCTTCGGCCGTCGTCTATGTCTTCGTCATAGTAGCCCTCTACTGCGTAGTATGTGCCGAAGTCGTGTTCGTGGGACTTGATTCGAAAGTCCCCTTTCGGGAACAGACGTTTCAGCTGGTTGATGTATGCCCGAAGCTCTGCCATCGCTCTGGAGTGGTAGTCCTCGCTCCCTAGTTGGGCGCAATCCTCGTCTATCGGGCATTCTCCGATGTAAATCGAGTCAGTCATTGTGTTTCCTCGTTTTCGTAGACGATGTCTATCAGTTCGTCTTTTGGGTCGTCGACGCCATGACTCTTGAGAAAATCTATCGCGTGAAATTCTGTAGGGAATTCCATTACCTTCCCCTTGGAATCCAGCACATACTCGGGCTGTCCCGTATTAAGCGAGATGCCCTCCCCCGGCCTTGTTATCCTATAAGGCATTGGTGGGGCCTCCTTTCAATTTCTTCAGCGACTTCCAGTGCCGCCACACCCAGCCTCTGTTGGGTGTAGCCACGTCGAGGCGAATCTCAAACTCGCCACTTGCTGGTCCGGCGACCACCCTTCCAGACACTTCGCCATCGGTGACATAGTCACCAATTCTGATGTTCATCCGGGCTCTCCTTCGTTGGGAGTTCTAGGACCAAAAAAGACCCTGCGCTGTGTTTCTCTCACAGTGAGGGTCTCCACACGAACACGGTGGGGCTTTGTCTATCCTTTTCTGTTCTAGCTTCCTTCCTTTCTTGTCAAGCCTTAGTGCCCATTTGTACAGTGTACGTTCGATGATTCCGGCTTTCGGCATCTTGGCGAATCTCTCTTTCTCAGCCTCCTTTGTGAAGGCCATTAACAACCTCCCTTCTTGTTGTGTTAAGGGGTGAACAGCATCCCGCGCCAAATGCGGGGGACACCTCAGCCCCTCTCTGCTTTTTGATCCAGTGCGCTATGGCACACTTGTACTGGCCCGGTTTTGGGCCAACGAGGTGGATACATCCATCTCTTCCCATCTGGCCTGCCCAACAAGCAGACTTCTTACAGCAGTATCCAGACCTTACGCAGGGTGAGATGGGTAGTTCGTTCATCTCTCGAACCTGTCAGAAAGGTTTTCGTATACCTGCAAGGCAGACTCTACTACTGCCTTTTCCCCCTCTGATTTGCGGTCGAAGTACATTTTGACCACGAACTTGAATAACCCCTTCGCATCTCGCGTAACCTCGATGCTGTCACGCATACCTGATGAGGCGGTTACAGCCTCGTCACCAACCACGACCGTGGGTATTGCCTTTCTTGTTGCCATTGGGTGTCTCCTATCTCCCTTAACTGTGTGAACGGCTCTTGAAGATCCGGGCGATCTGCTCTCGCGTTCCGCCATACTCTTCGGGGAAGTCGACGCTCGAAGAGCAGGTGACCGAACTGCCGGTGATGAAGTTGAGGATCTCGTCCGTATCGTCGAGGTCGAAGTCTCCAAGGATCTCCGGGTTGTAGTCTACACGAAAGTCGCTGAACTTGATTCGTCCGTCTTCGATTGTTGCGTAGAGGTCTGCCATCGCCGTCTCTCCTGTGGTTGGTTGTTCGCTGCGCCCTACGTAGACAATTCAGAATGTCTCTCCTGTTTCCTCGCCCCACTGACTGCGCGGGGCAAGACGTTGTCCCGAGCCGTTGTACTCTGTGCCGCACTCGCAGGGTGACGCCCAGGTATTAGCCAGCACGACCGTGGCCCTGCACACGTCACAGATGCCCTCTGCGGGTTCGCGCACGTCCTTGCTGTAGTCCCGGACGCCTCGGTCGATCATCTTGCGTCCGTCTACCTCACCCGCAAGGCATTCCCGCAGGGTCTTACGGGAGCTTTCGTTCAGCCTGTGGATCAGGGGTCGGCCTTTGGCGTTGCACGTGAAGCTGAGTCCTGAGCCGGGGCTGTCTGCGAAGTCGAAGCGACGTAAATATTCTTCGGAACGTACTGTCTGCGCCTCCTTAATGATCCTCATCTGTCCTCCTGTCTTTGCGTTCTGCTTCGATGTATGCCAGCACTGCTTCGCACAGTGCCGTACGGGTTTCGTCCTCGTCCCGTGCGAACGAGCGGACGCTGGCTTCCAACTCGTCCAGCTCGTACATCATCGGCACAGCCAGAAACGAGAGCAGTGCCTCTGCGAACACAGCACTCTTGCGCTGGCTTTCGTTCAGCGGCACCGCGAAGGAGCGCGGCGTCCACCACGCCTTGGGTGCCTCCGACTCGTACACTGTACCGTTCGCTCGGATGCGAACGTCGATGGTCGAGTCGTCGTCCACGTCACTGTTGATGCATTCGACGCTCTGTGCGTTCACATTGTGCAGGTCGGTGAACATGTGGACGGCTTCCTTGTGCGGTGCCGCCACCCACTTGACCAGATCGTCGGTAGCACCAGCTTGTCCGGTGAGGCAGAGTTCGTAGGTATTCATTTGGATACCCCCTGAGTCGTCAATCTCCACCTTGCGACCGTATACTTCACAGGTTCGCCTGAGAAGGCTTCAACCTGTTCAAGGGATAGTTCCTGTCCCCGAAGCTCCGCCGGGATGTCCATGGGGACTTCGGTGACACTGGCAGCTAGTGCTGCCAATCTCAGGGGCAGGACTCCGATAACGTCCTTGCCCAAGACGTCCTTCTCGGTAGCGTGGGCGATGATCGGGGTATTGGCTCCGATCATCTTCCTCTTGATCAGGAACTCTACTAAAGCCTTGTGTCGCGTAACGACTATATTCATTTGAATACCCTCCTTTCCTATTTGCAGGGTCGAAGGCGTCCGTTGACATACATCGTCAACGGTGCCACGTACAGTGTACTGGGTGTGGTGTTGAAGCTGGTGAGGTCCTCTTCAGTCAGCGTCACCAGCTTGTTGTTGGTCTTTCGTCTGTCGTCACGGTGCAAGGCTTTCTTGCACTGCTTGCTATGTCTGGCAACTGAGGGGCTGAATCGACGCTCCTCTTTCTCCAGACCGATGGTGTATATCCATTTCGATGGCGACCAGTTCATATGTGTCCTCCGGTTGGTGTCACAAAAGTAATGTGGGTGTCATTGTCAATATGGTTTGTTGGATCTTACGATGTAGTCGCGTTTCAGCATCTGCCTGTGGCGTCCCGTGGGGATCACTCTAGGGCGTTACTCTCGTCACTTCGCACGATGTAGCTTAGTCAGGCTGTACACTGTACGGCTCCCCGTCCTTCGGAATACGGGGGTTCTCCACAGGGAGTGCGGGGCTTTTGGCCCACCTGACGTGACGAACGTCCGCGATTTGGTCTGCCTCCTGTCGCCGTATACGCAACAACATCGACTCCATTGCCTCTCTCTTCGGAAAAGAGGCGCGTTGCGTTTCACCTATCCTCGGTCCACACGTCCTGCGTCACGTCCCTGTGACCCATCGGGTGGCACCTACTTTCGGTTCTGGCTATCCGGTAGCGTTACCTGCGTGTCCGGTAACAGACCGTCTACCAATTACCAACTCTGGTATGTGAAAGAGCGTTTAACTCGTACAGTGTACGAGTCACGTAACTGTTTGGGGCAGAGCCAGTTGCCCCACCGCTTGAAAAAGCGGCTCAAACAAAAACAAGAAGATGTCGGACGGCGTTAAGAGGTGCGGTCCGACACTATAATATAAGTAAAATAGGTATATGAAGCAAGTACTTTTTAGAAAAAACTTTTATGTGACTGAGACAGATATTATGCGTAGATTGTTAGTAATCCCACAGATGTTCTACTCGGAGAGGAAAGTGGCTGAAGAAGAAGAAGAAGATGATGGTGGCTTGCGTCGTGTCACATCGCATTACCGTACCCGCACGAAGATCACGACTGCCCTGATCAAGGTGGTGTGCGCCACCATCGAGGAGGGCAACTATGTGAAAACGGCATGTGCGGCGGCGGGAGTGACCAAGCGCACGTACGACAGGTGGCTGAATCAGGCACACGCAGACATCTCTGCCAGCGTGGAGAAGAGCATATACGTGCAGTTTGCTGACAACGTGGAGCAAGCGTTGGCGAAGGCAGAGGTGAAGCTGATTGAAGAGATCAAGAAGGGCGATAAAGGCTGGCAGGGTAAGGCGTGGGTTCTTGAGCGTACGCGTAATGACCTGTACGGTGTGAAGCAGATGACGGAGCATAAGGTGCAGATGACGCGTCCGCAGCTCCCACCGCCGCCAAAGACCCACGAAGAGATGCTGGAGCGTCGAGCGAAGAGGGCGAAGGTGAATGGTCAGGTTGTGGAGGCCATCATAGTTGAGGAGTTGTAGCCCGACAGGAGCCGCTGGTACACTGTATCGGTCGCTCGTACACTGTACCGCCGTAGGCAAAGAAACAGCCCCTAGAATCAATTAAATTCTAGGGGCTGTTTCGGTTAGGAAGGTGGCTGATCGGCTCTCAGAGGGCCTCTATGAGGCCTTCTTGACCTTTGCAGGGCTTTTCTTGGAAGATGCCGTTTTAGGCGTCTTCGCCCTGCCGTTCTTCGCGGATGCCTTGCCCTTCGTGTCCGCCCCCTTCTCCATAGAGTTGAGGCGGGTGGTGCAGAAGGTGCAGATGGTGCGCAAGTCTGCGGCATCGACGTGCGCGATCAGTCCGCGAATGTTGCTGACGATTGCGGCCCTCTCGTTCTTGCCGAGGTCCGCCCCTCCCTCCGCCATACGGCGAAGGATGGTGTTCGCGTTCGCGAGATGGACAGTAAAGTTACTGACCAACTCGCCCCCGCTCCCACTCCCGCTGTCGTCACTGTTACCGGAACCGGAGTTTGAGTTGTTCCCGGTTCCACCGCCCACGGCCTGTCCAGTGGCAGACTTTACATCCGACGCCTGAACATTGGCCTTCTTCAGAAGGCGTGTGACTCCCGCCTTCGTGAACTTCTTGGCACTCTTACCTTCGCCGACCGTTTCGCCGACGAACTTGAGAGCACTTGCGACGATCTGGAAATTCCGCGCCGAGGCGGGAATCGTGAGAAGATCGTCCACGGAGTAGAGAGCACGATACTTAATGCACTCCCTGACGTAACGCTCCATCCCCGAGAAGCTCGGCTTTACACCGGACTTCTCGGTGATACCTGCAGACGTGAGAGCCGAAGCCGCGCTCTCCACCAACTCCGTGCGGACGCCTTCCGCCGCGTGAACAACGAAGTCCAACGTTTCACCTTCGCTCTTCTGCATCGCGGACAGCATCGCCGTTGCTTTGCTTGTGAGCAAGGCCAGCGTAATCTTCACGCTGTCGACGACAGTGGTTTTCTTCTTGGTTGCTGACATAGCGTATCTCCAATCGGTTAAGTGATATGGTCCATCCGTACACTGTACGGCTAGAATTAGACTACTTGTCCGGCCGCCGTAAAGACGACCTACTCACTTGTAACGCCGTGTCAACCACCTTCCTAACAACACCCAAATATACAACATTTACTAGTATTAGTCAAGTTAATGTAAAATAAAAATAAATAAGAGCTATAACAGGCCTTACTTGCTATACCATAGCTAAGGTAGCAATACCATATAGATACTCCACTCTATACCATTACACATGGCATAACTATTCAATCAGATATTGATCCTCTATCAATCTCTATACGTATATATACTCCCTATCAACTCAATACCGTACACGTGTACCACACATATACACACACCAACGCTATGAAGATCCAATGAAGCCCAATGAAGGTGCCGACCGGCCGCCATTTTATAGCAAAAAGGGGCCATATATGCCCTTGGTTATGCCATAGCACACCGCAAACGATGCCATATATGCCATTTGCATACCATTTTATGCCTAGCACATGGCAAATCTTCCGTACACTGTACGGAAGCCATAGCATATGGATGGTTAGCGGATAGTAAACCATCGTTTGCGGATAGCACATGTGCATATAGCACACCATCGTTTGCTATATGCAAACGTACCATCGTTTGCCATTGGCAAAGGCCAGCCTTTGCCATTCCATACCCCCCATACCGGGGGGGCACCATCGTTAGATGATGGTAACGGCACCATCGTCTAACGATGGGGGGGGTATGGGGGGTATGGGGGGTATGGAAAACAAAGATCGGTACACTGTACGGGTGTCACTGCCTGGTATCTGGTACACTGTACGGTTATAGGCACAAGAAAACCCCCCGATGGTCGATCCACCGGGGGGTTAGGTCTGAATAGGATAGGACACGCTGGGTTATGTGTTACTTACTTGCTACCTTCCGAGACCGCTTGGCAGGCTTCCGTCTGGCAGGCTTCCGTTTGCTGGTCGCCTTCGCCTTCGGCGTCTGCTTCTGTGTCTGCTTCTGTGCTTCTTTGGCTCTCCGCTCCCGCTCTGCTACGATGCTTTTGTAGCCCCGAAGTTCCTCGTAAAACTCGATCTGAGTCGCCTCGTCCATCAGGGCGACCAACGCGAATGCGTTAGTCTTGAGAGCCTGACCGTCAACGAGCCCTTTCTTGTCGTTCCTAACTGCGCTGATTCCGTTGCCCAGACTGACAAGGGGGTTCGCCGGTGCATCGTCGGTCGTATCGGTCGTCGTCGTCGTCGTCGTTTGGGCCTTTTTCTTTCCCATACGTTTCTGGACGTCCTCCGATTGATGGCCTTTCTTGCCTTTCAGCCATTGGGCAATTTCGGCCTTGTTCGGTCGACCATCGGAATTCCACTTCGCCTCGTCTTTACAGAAGGGGCGAAGTAGATGGAACATTCGGTACTTTACTGCGGCCGTCTCGTTGGCCAGCTGGTCATACGTGAAACCCCAACTGGTCATAATCCCCAGACAGCCCTTGATGCACCGTTCCAGCGTTCCAGCAGAAACATCGTCGATGTAGCTGGGCACCTTATACTTCATCACCCACTTAATCGAACGAGGCTTCTTTTCCTCATCCACGTATAGCTCTTTGCGAATCGCTTCCGAAAGAGCGAGTACGAACATCAGGACGGCCGAATGAAACTGGCCGCCCATTTTGGCGAGATGCTGTTCAGCACTCCTGACAAATGCTTCTGTAACATTCGTTGCTTTTGCTTTGCGTGCCATGTGTGTATCTCCAATTGGCGCGCGTCCTATCCTATTCAGTTGACAAAGAGTTGCGCGTGCAAGGGGCCGGTGTTGCGCCAGCTTGTGGGACCGCGTCTTTGTGTTTCCCAACTACAGACATAATATACGGATTTTACTGGGAAACACAAAGCTCTTTTTAGAGAGATCATTCTATCTCGTACACTGTACGGCATAGCAAATAGGTAACGACCATGGCGATAGCAAATAGACAACGAACACCAATACGTGTACGTTTGCCATATGCACGTTTGCCATATGCATACGATAGCAAATAGGCAATGCACACCAATACGTGTACACCACCTCCTGTACACCAATGCGTGTGCACCTGAAAAAGATCTTGACACCGGGGCTGAGATCGCCAAGGTTTGGCGAGCTCTGGAGGGGGGGGTACATTACCCACACCCCCTTGGGGGGCTTGGGTAATCTACTGCTCGAGGAATTTTTTCAATTTCTACGTTACATACCTTTTCTACTACAGATAGGGACTTGTTGTACAGTGTACATATTGCGTATAGTATGTGTTGTGTATACGTTTTCTCCAGAGTGTTTCACGTGGAACGTTAGGGGTTAGGGATTATGGAGACAATAGAGGAATTGGAGAGGATTGTTCGTGGGAGTAACCCTACGGTGCATGATGTGGAGATTGAGGAGGACGGGATACACATACGCGATGGTCGGTTGTATGTTCCGTGGCGTGGTATTGAGGGTGGCAGGGTTGTTTATTCGTATATGTCAAAGGTGATTTGAATGGCTGTTGAGGGCGTGGAGTTGTTGGGTTCTGGGGGTGGTATAGTGGGTGGTAGTGTGTGGGAACCTCAGGATGGCAGTCAGGTAGATTTTATGGAGACGCGTGGTGTGGTGGATGAGGTGTTTTATGGTGGGAATCGTGGTGGTGGTAAGACAGACAGTTTGTTGATGGATTATGCCAGTGGTGTGGTGGAGTGGGGGAGTGATTGGAAGGGGATATTGTTTCGGCGGACGTATAGTCAGTTTCGGAGGATCATAGAGCGTAGTCTTGAGTTGTACAAGGATCTGTGGCCAGAGGCGCAGTTTCGGGAGAGTGATTTGTTGTGGAGGTTCCCGAATGGTGCGTGGTTACAGTTTTTTCATATGGAGAAGGACCGGGATGCCGAGAAGCATCTGGGCTTGGAGTATAGCTGGCTGGGTTGGGATGAGTTGCCTCACTGGCCTACGGGTGGTCCGTATCGGCGTTTGAAGAGTACGTTGCGTGGTACGCGCAGGGGTGTTCCTAGAAGGATCAGGGCTACTGGAAATCCCGGTGGTGTGGGGTTGGGGTGGATCAAGGAGTATTTTCGTATTCCTGATGGGACTGTGGGTGATGGCCCTATAGTGGTCTCCCGTGACCCGGAGACGGGCACGGAGGTTACCAGATGGTTTTTACGAAGTACGGTCAGAGAAAACAAGTTGATGCTGGATGCGAACCCACAGTATATACAGCTGATTCGAGACTCATGTGACGGCAATGAGCAGCTGGAGAAGGCGTGGCTGGATGGTGATTTCAACGTCTTCTTCGGCAAGTTCTTCGTGATGTTTAACCCGAAGGTTCATTGTCGTGAGTTTGTTGAGTTGTCGGGTCATGAAACGGTTCCTGATGATTGGAAGGTTTACGGTAGTCTGGATTATGGCGAGAATGACTATACGAGCTTCGGTTTGTGGTGTTATGGATTCAGTGAGGTTTTGAACAAGAACATCTCTGTTCGTGTTGCGGAGTGGTATGGTCGGGGTCTGTGGGCCAGTGAGTATGCGGGTCGCATACGGGATTTGGTCGAGAATTGTCCGATCACCGAGGGGCGCTTTCCTGAGAAGGT